ACTGTGGCTGCAAATGAGCCTGTGCCTGAACCAGTGACTCCACCAGTCAGAGTAATAGTCTGGTCTCCTGTGTTTGTTCCAGTAGCAGTCCCACCGCCTGTTGCTAGGTCTCCGTCAGTAATGGCTGTATTAAATTGAGCGATTGTCCCTGTAATTCCTACTATTGAGGTTTGATCGCCTGTGTTAGTCCCAGAGAGATTAGCAACAGCACTATTAGCCAGCATAGCGTTAGAGATAGCTCCATTTGCGATTGCAGTAGCGTTACCTATGCTAGTGACTGGTCCAGTTAAATCAGCGTTAGTTGCGTCATTTCCGTTCAGCTTTTGAATGGCTTGTAGAATACTATCTGTAGCTGATACTGTACCTGCCCCTGACGTGTATCCTGTTAAGACCTTAGCGATCACTGGAGCGTTAGTCAGTGTCGTTGCATTTCCAGATGAGGTTACATCGCCAGTTAAGTTAGCATTGGTCGTTACTGTCGCAGAATTTCCAGTTATGTTGATACCAGCCGTACCAGCAGCTATGTTTGCAGCAGTCAAGCTCGTAAGGTTTGCACCACTTATGGCAGGAATTGACGCTAGAGTCGTTGCATTGCCTACTGATGTAACATTACCAGTAAGATTTGATATTGCTCGAACCGTACCAGTATGGTCGACATTAAATACAGACGCTGCACCAGATGCCAGTGTGATGGCCGCCCCGCCTGTGGTGTAAGTTCCTGCGACTAAAGAACCGGTGATCGTGGTTCGTGCTAGTGTATTACCTACACCGACAGTCCCGACTCCCCATTCCCAGTTGTTGCCATCACTAATAGCGTAACTTGCTAATCCACTAACGGAAAATCCGTCAGAAAAGCGAGCGTACCCAGTTACCTGAGTAAGCGTGACTGTTCCAGTACCTGCCGTTGCGGTTAGCTCTCTAACGCCATTATTCAGCATTATTCACCTGTTCAATACCGATGGCTCTCCCATCTGCACCGCGTACAATGCGCTTAGGTACGGTCATGTTCTGAGCTAATTGCGCCATCATCTGCATCATGTCATTGTGCATCTGTGCCAGTTGATCTATTGGGTTTGGTTTATACATTACATCCATATCAACCATCTCATTCATTAAGTCATCACCTGACTTCTCTGTTCCGATAGATGCAATTCTCAGTTTTACACGTGCATCAAGTTCAGCCTTCCACTTCTCAAAATCAATCCTGTGTTGCTCAAGTTGAGCATCCATCATGGCCTTAGTCTGTTCACGTTCAGAGTCTCTTTGATCGTTAGCGGCTTGCAACTCAAGACTTCCCTGAATCTCTCTTAGCTTGGCTTCGGCCTTCATCTGCTCGATTTCTTTGGCCATTTGCGTTTCAGCTTGGAATTTCTGTATGTCGCTTTGTGCGTCGGCTTGATGTTTCTGGCCGTCAGCTTGCATCTTCATCTGTGCGATCTGGATCTCGATAGGTGGTTGTTTTGGCTGTGGTGGTTGTTTACTTGGATCTTGCAAGAAGTTCTGCACGTCCTTAAATCCTGCGTTCTCAATAATCTTAGCGCCCGTATGATACATATGTGCTGGAGTCGTTAATCCAATGGCCATACCTTTCTCTTGCAGGCCTGCGATCATCATTAACTGTGCGGCCTTCTGTTGGACGTCACCAGTACCCAAGCCCACGTTGATCGTCATGTCGTACTGGTCTCTCCATTCGTTAGGATCGTATTCGACAAATTCATCACGTAGCCGGAAAGCCATCTTCTGCATATCGCCATCGGTTAAGACTTTGAGAATACCCTGAAATATCGGTTTAACTAGGGTCTCAGCGACAATTCTAGCTATTAACTCAACTCTCTGCATAGCCGCGCTCATGTCCATAGCCCTGCCTGTAGCGGTGTTATTCATTGAGTCAGGGTTCAATCCTTGACTAGTCCGTGAAACTCCTGTGCGGTTCTCACGCATACTCTGAACATACTCAAGCATTGGCATTGAAGCGCCGGCCGCGAATGGCGTAACGTGTTCAGTGACTGCGTTCATGTCTCTTTGACGAATTACTCCACCAGGTCTTGAGTCCAATAAATCGTCTATATTAGCAAGTGGTGACCAGTTAGCGTCTGTTAATACTTTGGTTCTCGGATTGTTAGTCAGATACAAATTGTTAAGTGTTTGACGAAGTAACTCAGTATGTAGCTTTTGAATGTCTGATACCGCGTCCGCAATACTCATTCCATCCCAGCGATGCGGGTTTAGAATCGGACTAGAGGTCGCGATAGGTACGTGACTGACTACTTCACGTTTGAGAATCTTTTCTTCTAGCCGGTAAACACATAACCTTTCTGCCACTCCATCGCCGTCAACGTCTGCTAGAACAAATTCCATGCGTAGCCAGCCTGTGGCCATTGAATCGTCATCAGTTTGAGGCTCTCCAAAGTCTGTAGTTTGGGTGCTTTCTTGCTTATTGACGCGCGTTAGTCTAAATGTTAAGTCGCCGTGAGAGCTTGCTCTTAAATCTTCTACATCGCAGTCATAGCCCATCAACTTTAAGTCTGTCAGCGTAACTCGAACCAATCTGGCAACGTAAGGACAATCAGCCAGCAAGGGCGAAGTCCATTCTCTATCCACTAACAGATCTTCAGGACTAAAAGCCTCCACCTTTACGATCGAGCGCTTCTCAGTCTTCTTCATGCGACCGTTGTAGGCCATGACCGGCTGTCCCATCTCATCAAGTTGTGGCTGTCCGTCGACCATCATTGGAGCCGGTGTTGCTGATTCTATCTCGCTATCTTCTGACTCTTGCAGCATCATGGCCAGCATTTCTTCTGTAGCACCCTGAAACGGCACGCTAGAGACAGTCTTAGTATCTTCTTTGCGCCACATGACCGCACAATTCTTAATCGTGAGCATGTCTTTCAATGCTGTGTATAGAATTAAGAATCCGTTGTTTTGGCGATAGAAAACGTAGTTACACGCATCAGTGGCCTGATCTGCACCTTGTACGTCTCTCTCGGTATTTGGTTCAAACGATACGGCTTTGTCAGTAGATGTAAAAGTCTTTAGAAGTGCTGGCAGAATCCATTCTATTGAGTCTGAAACGTCCGATGCTATGATCTGTGACCAGCCGTCTTCTTCGTTGCCATACGGCAGTCGGTAGTATTCACGCATTGAAGTCTCGCGCTCGATACCTAGTTGGCCATGTATGTAATGTGACGCTGACTGTTCTTTACTACGCAGAAGCTCTAGTAGCTCCCGATCGTCCATCTTATTTGCCATGCGCGGTATCTCCTATCCTTCATATTATACCATATTAGACTAAATATGCACGTGTATACTTAATCGGTTTTGCGATGTTACTGTCGTTTGTTAGATTATCAGCAACTAACGCTAGGTAACGTGCAGCGTCAGCTCCATGACTGAACTCATCGTGTAACGGTTGTGTGGCTTGGCCAGTCTTGTTGTTAATGTTCCAGCGATAGCGTTTCAGACATTCGACCAATCTCTCTGTCCTGTCCTTGTTGAAATAGATGCGCGGAAAGATCTCACGCAGCCGGTCGATCCCCTCGTTCACTGGCACATTTGGCACTGGCTCAACTGCCCAGCCTAATCCTTCCATCACCTGCCGGTCGTCCTTGCCAGTCTGGTGTCGCTTATGAAAGCCATCGTGTGGGAGCCAGACTGAACCCCAATTCATGTGCTGATCGTCTAGCCTTAAAGCCCTTAGCTCTTCAGAGTAGTCTGCTAGGATTCGTTGATTGCCTTCTATGTAGTGGATTACTCTAATCTCAGATGCTACCCTCTGCACCAATATGAGAGTCATCGAGTCGGCCATGCCCAAGTCAAACACTATGTGCGTCTTTAATGCGCCATCGTGCGGTACTTCACGGATTCGCCCAGCGCTGATCGTTGCAGACATAGCGTCAAAGTAGATAGCGCCCTCGACTGCCGGTTTGCATTGTCCTTCCCAGATGTGAGAATAATCTTCAATCCTCATTGTGGCCTGCGCGTGCAACCTTTCTTTTTCTAGCACGTCAGGAAACCAAGGATTATCGTGATAGTTAAGCTCAACGCTGATCGTGTCAGGTTGCGGATCAATCACTGCCATTCTATGTGTCTCGTCTGTATCTAATTCTGGATTGTAGGTCGCCCATATCTCTGAGTTGTCTGCTCGAATCGTTGGAGTTAATATTCTCCAAGATCTTTGTGTGATTGTATGCGCTTCCTCGCACCATACCAAAGTACAGCCCTCGAAGCTCTTGATTGATTCGACTGTCTGATCTGACAGGCCGGAGAAGTAGAACGCTGACCCATTCAATCCCCTTATCTCATCTTCTAGCACTTGAAAGAAGCCGGTCAGCTTAAGTGCTGCGATCTGATCTTTGAGTAGCTGGTGAACTGATTGCTTAATCGACTTCTGTATCTCTCTGGTACACAAGACGCGCTCTGGCTTGCTAAACGCTCTAATCAATAGCGCTCTTGCTACTGACCAACTTTTTGCGCTTCCTCTACCGCCGCGAATGAATTTATACCTGCTTGGCTTGAAAAGCACATTTGCCAGCTTGGGCGGAAGCTCTACGTCAAGCTCGGCCGGCAATGACATTAATTACTCGTGGGAATGTGACAGCAATATCCAGTTTGTTTGGTGCGTTAAATCCCTGCATATCGTTAAGGACTTTGACCGCGCTGATCTTATCACCGGCCTTTGAGTCACCCTCGACAATCACTCCCTTTAGCACTGTTACAGACTGTTCGCGCGTCCAAAGAGCCTTTGCTGCCAGCTCGGCTTTCAATGACTCCACCCTAACGGACACCTCTTGGTTTCCCATCAGCAAACTGGCTTCGTTCCAGATAACCTTGTCGCTGCTATTTTCACAGTCATAAGCCGATCTATACGCATCTGATTGAGTCATGCCACTAGCCACAGCCTGTGCGAATGATTCTTGTTTAGATGTCATCATGGTAGTCTGAACTCGTCCCTGCACCTAGCGCAGTTTCCATGCAATAACCGTTTGTAGTAATCCCCGCATATATTACATTCTCCCGCCTCACCGTCTGGAATTGTCCTTCTTGCTCGTTCAATCCAATAATCAAGCGATCTTTCTATTTCTAAATCCGCTTGATCGGCCTCGTCCATTACCGGTCGTGATGTAGTGCTTTCATAATATTAAACTATATACGAATTTCAATATAAAGCAAGCCTATTTCCTACATTTTATCGCTTCTGCATAAGCGCTCAGCACCGAACGCATCTTAACCGTGTA